TCCAAAATAACCATCTCCATAAGTATCTAATTTTCCGCTTGGGGTAGATGTTCCAATACCTACGTTACCAGTTGAAGTGATACGCATTCTTTCAGTTGAACTTGTTCCAAAAGCGAGTGTCCCCGTGCTTGGAGTTATTAAACTAACTCCTGAGGTTAAATTTATATTTAAATCTGCATCGTTTTGATTACTAAAAGCTGCGATTGTTCCAGTTCCGTTTCTATCCACTTGTAATCTAAAAACAGGACTTGTCGTTCCAATGCCTACATTACCAGAAGTATCAATACGCATTCTTTCAGTATTATTTGTAGAAAATTTGAAAGAGTGATTTGTTTCAGTACCTATATTTAAAATACTGTTTGATGTATCAATGCCCATATTCGCGGTAATCATTCCGCTTCCAATAGTCAATACTGGGAATGAAGTTTTATATAAATGTAACATTGAAGTTGGCATCGTTGTACCTACACCAACATTCCCCCCAACATACAATGAATTAGTAATATTAGATGTTCCATTTACTTCAAATGTATATGTTGGACTTGTAGTTCCAATTCCTACTTTGCCATCTCCTTTAACAACAAATTTACCCGATCCTACTAATAAATCATAACTACTTGAGTCTCCACCACCACCATCAATATATACGCCATATCTAAGTGTTCCATTATTATATCCTGAATAAACGGTATGTCCAAGAGACGATGTATTTTGAATAGTTGAAGTCCAATTGCCGCTTTCATTACTTGTTACGTGAAGTTTAGTGAATGGACTGCTTGTCCCAATTCCTACATAACCAGATGAATCAATTCTCATTCTTTCATTCAAGGATGTTTTAAATATTAAATTAGCGCCTCCTGAAGTATTAGTCGTTAAGTTTACATCGCTACCACTATACCCCCCAAAGTTATTAGATAATATACTACCGCTTCTTGAATAAATAGATCCGTTTACATCGAGCAACGCTCCTGGACTTGTGGTTCCGATCCCTACATTAGTTCCATTATCATAAATTAAACTATTACCAAGTGTAGTTGTTCCTGTGAATTTAGAAACGTAGTTTGTTGTTCCTGATACAGATGGGACACTTGAGGTTAATGCTAATGTACCTGAAGCATTTGGTAATGCATAAGTTCTATTATCAGTTAGCGTAGTATATGTAATAGTAGCACTATATATAGAAGGCGTTTGAAGTAATAATTGCCCATAAGTAATAGCTGCTACAGTTGAAGTTGGAGTTGTCATAAAAGTAAACTCTTCCGCGTCTAAAAATAGTCTACCATAAACAGAATATGCAGGATCTAAGAATTTATACTCACTTGCGCTTACATAAAAGTTCCCCATATTAAGATTAGTGGTTGCTCCCGTATAAGGAACATATCCACTTAAACTAATTTGGTTTATCCAAGAAACCCCTGATCCAGTTGATGAAAGTATTTGTCCTGAAGAACCAGCTGCGCCAGAGGAATCCCTAAGGCCAGCTTGTACTTCTATATCACTTTTAAATTTCATATAATTATTTTTGTACTAATACTCTAACTGGATTAGTTGGTGTAGTAGCAAAGTTTATTGTAACTGTATTTGTTGTTGTTCTTATGTTGTCTGAATAAACAGTTTCATAAGTTACAGTATCATATAATTGTATTATTACGTCCCTTGTATTCAAACCATGTGTTAGAACTGAACTTGCAGAACTAACCGTTGCAGCATAAGAAACGGTATCTGCAGTTACTGTTGCTGTTCCTGCAGAATAACTAACAGATATACCTGTTCCAGCATTTACATTACCAATACCAACTGTAGTTAATGTAGCTAAGTCAATATTACTCTGAACTCTTGTCCAATCAGATAATGTAGTTGGAGTATTTGTATTAGCTATTAATGAATCCCCAACTCTAACTTGTTCTGTAAAGAAGAATCCATCAACCGTTACGGTCCACATAAATCCTTTATTAATAGTAGCAGTTGGTGGCGAGTCTAAGTTTGGTGTATTTGTAGAAGCATCATATCCTCCTTGGAATACTAAAGCACCAACTAAAGATGCATCAACATAAGACTTAACAGCTGCTGAAGTTGGTAAAGTTGTATCGTTATTATTAGCAGGAATACCCTCTGCAGCAGTTACTACAGCAGTAGGATCCATCATTGAAAACTCAACAGCTCCTGAAGCAATAGTTGTTACTATAGAAGTTGTTCCAGATCCAGTAACGTCACCAGATAATGTAATTGTTTGGTTACTTGGAGTTGGTAATGTAACTGTCTTTAAGTTTATGGCTGTAACGTGTCCTTGAGCAGAACTTGTAATGCTATCTACTGCTGTGAATGTTGATCCAAAAGCAGGTGATGCTGTACTTGTTGTATCTGTTCTTGTAACATTCGCGTGATTAATAGTTATTGTATCTAATCCGCTGGATACCGTAGAAATTGCTGTTCCTCCATATATACTTACTATGTCTCCTGAATTTACAGTTTGAGCTGTTCCAGAATCTCCTCTTAAAACCCAAATATAAGTACCAGGAATATCTGATACAGGTGACCAAGTATTATCACCTCTTAAATATTTTGTATTATCAGCAGTACCAGTTGCGCTTAAGTTAGCTGTTAATGTAGCTGCACCACTCTGTAATGTTGTTGGACTTAATGAAACAAACGAACCACTTGTAGCTGTAAATGACGTAACTCCACCACCTACTTCTACCCAAGATCCATTTGCCCATACCTTTAATACATCTATTGTTGTATCATAGTAAAGCTGTCCTTCTACACCTATACCTGCAGCTGCATTGTTTGGTTGATTCTCAATCCTTGCTTTTATAAGCTCGTTTTGACTAAGATTAACGCTATTTAAAAATTGAATTGCCATAGTTTCTTATTGTTATTAGTTCATGTATGCCTTGCCAGAAAAACCAGCAGAAAATTCTATTGTTAGATTATTTAAATCAACATATGTTACCTGACCATACATAAGTATGTTATTTATATTAACTACTGAAACAGAAGGAAATTTATTCAAGTTATGTGCAACATTCCATGTGGCACTAGCCGTTGATTGTATAAATACATAGTTCTTATCTCCTACAGGAAGATCTTCAGCAGTAATAAATGGATGTATTCCATCCTCACCATCATTTATTAAATCAGATGTTTTTGTAGGTACATTACCAGTAAATCCATCAACTAGAGATATAAGATATTCGTCATCTTCTACAATGCTTCCGTTACCAGTTATATAAGATAATGTTACATCAAAAAAGTTAGGTTCTAATAAGTTTTCAATTAAACTATCTAACTTATAGTAACCAAATATATTTACATCATTAGCCTTGCAGATTAATATTTTTTTATCAACTAAGAAGTTAAGGTATTCAGATACATCATTACCCTTTAAGGTATACTTACTTAGTATAAAATTTGTTATATCTGAAAAGTCATATGGAGTACCAACCTGTGGATCAAATGTTATCGTACCACGTAATCTATCATCTAATGGCTCAAGTATATCGTATCTGTATCTAATAGGAGTTCCGATATCTATAACCTGATTCTCATTAAAATATACAGCTAACTTCGTTGGTGTAAAGTTCTTTGTAGTATTTTGAGTTTCAGAATCAGAACCAATCCATTTATCAGATCCAGTTACCTTTGTATCAATTATGTATCTACTTATCTGAGTCATATTTTATTTACCTTGACCTCTATAACTTTTTTTATAGTTCTTAGAAGACTTTAATTTAGATGATTTATTTTTAGAATGTACTCCAGGTCTTGAAATACTCTTCTCTATCTTAGTAGCAACAACAGTCTGTTTCGCCATATCAAATATAATATAATAATTAATAAAAATATCCAGAATATCCAGCTGTAATTCGCTGGCTTTTCTATTTTTTTACCGCTTACAAGTACGTCTTCTGTTTCTTTTACTTTAACGCTTGATGTAGAGTCAATATGCTTTGTTTCTGACTCTTTTTTATTATTTACATATAAAGTGTTAGCTTTATTTTTTTTGATCTTTAAAACAACGTTTTTATAACTCTTCCCGTCCACAATAATTTCTTTACATGAATCAATTGGAGTTATAGTAATTTCACTACTATCAATAGTTGTAGCTATATTTGTAGAGTCTATTTTTTCTTTGTTTTCTATAGTTATAACTTTAACTTCTGTTGTTGCAGTGCTATCCTTCTTTATGGTTGTTTTTTGAATATCAACCTTACGTGCTCCGCAACTAAGTAAAACTAAACTAACTAAAATAAATAAATGCTTCATGAATTCTTCTTCTTGTTAAACCTGTAACTACTTTTTTATTTACCTTATTCCACTTTTTAAATTCTAATGCTATCAATGGATCATTATGATTCTTATTAATCATCTTTAATAATGTGCTTCCAGTGAATGCGGCTATTCCGATATTATAGCATATACTAACACATGCGTTGAACTGATTCTGATTTAAAGGACTAGTTATAAGATTTGAAACTTTTTTAGCAAAATTATCTGCCACCTTCTTAAATATCTCTAGCGCCTTATCTCTTGTTATTGGCTTATCTAGCATTGTTACACGCTTACCATCATTGTAATAAGTCGATCCAAAACCAATGGTAGGTACTTTAGCACTGCATAAATAAGGTTTATCACTAAACCCTTCAAACTCAGTTATAAGTAAATATCCACTACTGTTCAGTCTCATTCTTCTTATTTTTTTCCATTAGATACCACCTTCTTGCGGTATATCCTGTAGCTATTATAAAAGCTACAACCTTCATAGCAACATCAACATTAGTAAATGTAAACATAAAATATCCGCCTGTAATAACTGATTGTCTTAAATCTAAAATGTATTGTTTCATTTTCTTAATCTTTCAACTATATTAGTAATTCCTTCTATACCAATATAAGCTGTAGCAATAACAACCCAGTCTGAAGATGTTAACGTTGAACTAAATAAACCTCCACAAGCTATTAGAAAAACTAATAACTTTCTAGAAATCCATTTGCTTAATATTATATCAAACTGCTCCTTACTCATGATATACTAATGCTTATACTGATTACCATATAGCTACAATATTAGTAGAACTAGTACCTGTTGCAAAAACTCTTAATACATTAACTGGGAAGAAGGTTCCATTTGGGATATTTGTAAATGTAACCTCATCTCCACCTTCTGTAAGAACCTTTAATGTTCCTCCAGTTCCTATGTAAAGTACACATGGTTGAGCAGCATCTGGTCCTGAGATTGATGGAATATTAACCGTATTTGATGGAGTAACAGCAGCCGCTCTCATCCCTTGTAATTTAAAATTACTCATAATATCTTATTTATTAATAAATTAGGGTTGTTTAGTTTTGCCTTTTTGGCAGCACACCCACAATCTTTTCCTGTTTTCTTGGCAACAGCATCCACCACAGCTTTTATTCCTGTAACAGTGGTTACCTTTTCAATTACATTACCTAGTAACATTATTTTTTCTTTTTAACTTTTAGTAAAGTTTTTGTTCCTTTTTTTTCTGCTAAACGCATTTTAGGACCTTCCATTTTTTCGTGTTTCATCATTGCTTTTTTAGATGAATACATTTCTCCAGTTGCTTTTTCTTTTATCATGACTATTTATTTATTAATTAACAAGTTCTACAAGACGTTCCTTTATTTTTACCAGTATCAATAGATCCTTCACTTCCATCACCTTTTTTTTGGTTCTTAATCGCATTCTTATTCATTCTTTCCTTCTCTGATTTATCCCAATCTTCAAAAGTTTGACCAGGTTTTGCATATTTTTTATAAGAAGGAGTATTAACAGCTACATATCTTTCTTGTTTTGTAGGTGTATTTCTAACAGTAGGAATAGCAGCACTTGGTTTTGTACTTTCTGTTAATCCAGCTGGAGTAGGTCGAGCTACAGATGTAAACTCTCTTGATCCAGAAGTCTCTGTCTTTTTAACTACTGGTTTATTAGAAGTTATCTTTGATCCAACAGGTGATATTCCAGGTGATTGTCTCCTTGGAGTATTTGCTCTAGGTTTAGAAGATTCTGAAGAACTGCTCCATGAATGTCTAAAAGTAATAGCTCCAGTATCTGGATCTACAGTCTGAGTCTTCTTAATAGGATCACCCGTCTTTACTCCATTCTCTTGAGCAATTCTTTTTTCAGCTATAGCTTTTAAAGCTGAATTTCTCATTGGGATATTTTCCATTATTTCTTCTTCTTTGATTTACCAGCCATACTAAGAGCAATTGCTATAGCTTGCTTCTGAGGCTTACCATGCTTCATCTCTGTTCTAATATTTGAACTGATAGTTTTTGAACTACTTCCTTTTTTTAGTGGCATTTCCTTGTGTTTTAATGTTACCTTTTAGATAAGACATCTTTCCATCTAGAGATTTTTTAGAATCCCATTTCTTAGCTAAAGCTACGGTCTTTTTCAATGACATGATTATTTGTTTTATCTTTGCAAAGATATAAAATATAATCTAATGGAATTTAGTTCAAAACTACGCAAAAACTACGACCGAACCGAACCTAAATACGACTACCTAAAATACTACAGGGTCGTTCGTTACTGGGTTAAGGCAAAGTATGGTCTTGGAACATCAGACCTTGATATGATCTCCTTCCTATACACCCAAAAACTATTCAGCAGGGCAGACTTCAAAGAATACGAGTGTATCTTCACATGGGATGTGAATCGATTCCAACGACTTCTTAAGGAGGGATGGATCTCTATATGGAGAGACCGTAAGGGTACAGAGGGTGCACTATACGAGGTATCTCATAAGGGTAAACTACTGATGGTCAGCGTATACAAGAAACTAAACGGTGAGGAACCGATCTCTGAAGCGCAGCAGAACAATCCGCTGTTCAATACCAACGTGTCCTATACAGACAATATGTACAAGAGGGTGATAAAAACAATGAACCGAAACTACGCAGAAAAAAGAAGGCTGAAGAAGATAGAAGAAATCGCCTATCAAAAACAGCCTCATGTAATTAAGAAACGTGCCGCTAGAGGACTACCACCACATCCCTTTCTTGAATTATAGTATAGGGTACATTCTCTATAAGCATCGTGTATCCAGCGTTCTTATCGTAGTAGATAAGGTCACCATCACTCACACACTCTACTGTGGTACCTGGCTTAACAACCTGTCCCTTCTTATACCTAAATTTCTCAGCATCACTGCCAGTAAGCAGCAGACCAGAGTCCGTTTTAATCTGTTCATCTATCGTTGTAATTACTATGTACTTGTTTATTGGTTTCATTAGGCTCTTGTCATTGTTATTATCGCATTAGTACTCAATATAGTGGTGGCTACACTCACCGCGTTCTTCAACGCGTTCTTGGTAACCTTCAGTGGATCAATAACCCCCATCTTAAACATATCACCATACCTCTCATTCTTAACATCATACCCCCAGTCCTTAGCAAACGCTAGCTCCATAACGTCATAACCATCCAAACCTGCGTTGGTCATGATCTGTAACAATGGCGCCTGTACCGCTCTTGCTATGATATGCATCGCAGCATACTCGTTAAGACTAATATCCTCAACAGTATCGTCAGCATCCGCAATGATACTATAAGACTCACTGAACAAGGCCAATCCACCACCTGGTAGGATACCCTCCTCCAACGCTGATCTCACAGCACATACAGCATCATCAACCCTGTCCTTACGCTCCTTCTGCTCAAGGTCTGAGTTACCACCAACGTAGATAACACCGATACTACCTGTCAAACTGGCAATACGCTGCTTGATAAAGTCTCTATCTCCCTTACGGTCTGCCATATTGTGCGCATCCCAAAGCTGAGCAACTCTCTCCTTGATCTCCTCGCTCACAACCTCAGCTCTAACGATCACTGTGCTGTCTCTTCCAACGATAATCTTCTCTGCTCTACCCAAGTCCTCCATTCCAATCAAGCTCAAGTCATCTCCTGTGCTCTCTGAGAAGTACTTGGCGCCAACCGCAAGTGCGATATCACCCATCAGCTCATTACGCTTGTACCCAAACTGAGGTGGTGCAATGTTACAAAACTTCAAGTTGTTCTGTACCACGTTGGCAGCCAGCGTGTTAATAACGTTCTGGTTACATGTACCAATGATCAGTAACTTCTTCTGTTGCTGTATCACTGGCTTAAGTATCCTCTCAATCGATAGTATGCTGTTAATCTCCTGATCAGTAACCAAAACAAGAACATCCTCCATGATGCACTCATCCTTCTTATGATTATTAATAAACATGTTAGAGGTATATCCTCTATCGATCTTAATACCACTGGTAATACTCGTATACGTCTCAGCAGTCTGAGAGTCCTCAATAGTCACAATACCATCACTACCTACGCTCTCATACACACTAGCAATCGTCTTACCAAGCTCCGCATCGTTATTGGCAGAGATTGATGCCACATTATGCAACGTCTTACCGCTAACCTTCTTCGATCTCTTCTCCAATCTACCAATCAAACGATCAGTCACGCTGTTCATGTGTCTGATAACCTCTGTTACGTTGTGCTTATCACTCAAGATCTCCTGGCCCTGCTTAACAATAGCCTCTGTAAGTACAATAGCCGTTGTTGTACCGTCACCAGCACTAGTAGCCGTACGATCCGCAGCTTCCTTCATCATCTTAACCGCTAGGTTCTCTACAGGATCTAACAGATAGATAGATTTAGCAACAGTAACACCATCCTTTGTTACCGTTATCCCATGTGTGTGGTTTGGTGATTCAATAAGTACCGTCTTTCCTCTCGGTCCAAGCGTACTCTTAACTGCCTTAGCAATAGTAGTAATTCCGCTAATCAGTTTGTCTCTTCCTTCGTTGTCGAAGTGCAAGTCTTTAGGACTGTATCCAAAATTTTCCATATTATATTTGATTATTATATGGGCAAATATACAACTTTTTTTAATGCAAAAAACGCAGAGCATCTAGGCTTGCGTTTCTCGATTTCCTTCATCCGAATGGAATGATGAACTATTTATTAAATTTCTTTTTCAATACGTCAACAGTCTTATTTCTAAAGTTAGACTCTGCATATAAAGGTCCTGCACTAGCGTTAGCTAATATTCTCTTGTTCTCAGCCTGTACATTCTTTGGTAATCCAATCATGTCACTGTCAAGCATTGCTCTCTTATCTCCTTTTTTAAATCCTGGCATCTTATTTCTTTTTTAAAATTATGTTATGACTCAACGGTCTCATTGACATAGAGTTTGCCATCATCATAGCCTCAGCCATGTTCATGTTCTTCTTCAACTGCTTCTGTGCCTTAGCAGCCTTTACCATCTTAGTGATACCAATCGTCTGATCTGGCATCGGGTTGTTTATACTGTTCTTCATAGTTATTTATTTTTGTTGCAAAGTTACAACTTTAATTCATTTATCCATCTGATGTGTAAACTAATAACAAACAAGTAAAGTATGAACTCTCCATAGTCATACTCCTCATCTATATTGTATAGAGCCCAACCAAATACTAATCCTAACCTTAATCTGTTTTGAATTTCAATTTCCATACGCAAAGATAAAAAAAATATGTTAGAAATTTATAGTGATTGGGTTATACCCCGTTTTACGAAAAAGTTACCAAAAGGGAAACCGATTTTTTTCAGAGGGGTGGGGGTCACTTTTCAGAATTTTCTCCCGAACTTTTGGCGTTTTCTACCACGCCATAGGGATGACCTCGGCCGTCATGACAATGTACGTCATCAGGTTGGCTATCATCGGGACGGCCTAGCCTAGCCCTAGCCCATTGCACCCACTCCCCTAGGGGCGCGTTACCAATCCAATCCAATACACGAGTCGGTGACGCGGGAAGTCGCGCTATCACTAGGAAGTGTCGATTTATGACAAGTTAGTGACGCGATAAAATAAAGTTGTCACCGCGTTAGCCCCAATAAAATCAGGGGTTAAGCTAAAAAGGGGACGAAATGTCGTTTTTCATGGTCTAATTACTGCTATATATATATTTCTATATTCTTTTTTTTTTTTATTTCAAAAGTAAGAGTAAAATCGACACTTCGACACTAATCTCTGTTAAGCCTTGATATCATTGAATTGTTTCCATGACAAACTTTTTAAAAAACGACACCGAAGAAGGCAAAAACGACCCAGCCCGCGCCAATGCTGGAAAAAAACGTCCCCTAAGTTTTATTGGTTTGGTATAGAGGGACGGGAAACCGCGCCATTGCTGAGGTATTGGTTTTAAAGGAATTTTGATTCTAAGGCAAAAACTCGATAAATTGGTATTACGATACGTTCTGGATCATTATCGTGGCTTAAAATCGATTTTAGAGGGTCACAGAGGCTGCCTTATCCCCCTCACGTTTCAATTACCCTAATATTTATCATATAATAAAGTGATCCGATCCATAAAAGCCCTATTCTATTGGCCTGACGTATAAATCCAATGTGTAACCCTATAATTTTAACTATTGTGCGTAACATAGTAGTCCCGTAAACACTAGGATCTTAAAAATAAAGTGTTAAAGTTTTGTTAAAAAGTTGCAGGAGCCAGATATCCATCGTATGTTTGCAGTGTTCAAATGAGACATGCTAGTCTAAGTTCATGAGATCAACATCCGAGTATTGTAAGTTATTATTTAGGGCGTTACGCTAAGCAGTATACCGAGATAGACGAGAAGATAGCAAATGTTAAAGTTTTGTTAAAAATTTGCGAGATTGAAATTTTATTATAATCTTTGCAGTGTCGAGACCACAGATTTAAAAAGTGGCGGAAGTGGAAAACACTATAAAGCGGGTAAGTCTACTCTGGCGTAAAAACCGAAGGCCATGATCTCCTCAAATAGAGACAGACATGTAAGTGTATACGGATGACAACAGGCCGTACTGATGAGCTACAGAATAGCGAAACACTTAACACATATTATTATGACCTACACAATTTTATCAGCTAGATTAAATTATAGCCAAGAAAATAAGTTTTTAAAAAAAATAAATGCTAATTCTTTAGATGAGGTAAAAGAAATAATAAAAAAACCTATTAATGAAGACGGATTATTTATGAATCCAGCATATACCACAATACTACTAGATAGTAAAGTTATTTACAATCAACATTTACCAATTTATATAAAATAATATGACCTACGAAGAACTAAAACAAAAATTAAATCCTGCAGTAAGAGTAGAGCCTGAGTACACAACATTTGTAGACGATAGAGGGCGCACTATATATAGAGGCAGTATTGAAGGCTCGGTTTACTTTACCGATAGCCTAGAGGAACTAAGAAAATACATTAAAAACCACGTACCACATGTAGAGGGTACATTTAGAGACAAATGAAAAGAACAATCACACAAATCGCAATCGGCACCATAGGTGTGCTATCGACATCGAGTATAGTATTAATCGCTTGCATCATAGCGGGCATAATAACATTAAGAAAATGAAAGAATCTAAAGACTTATTAAGAAAAGAGGGTTACTTTGTTGACAACCTTTGGCACGTTAATGACGTGCAGGAAAACTTCAAGTGTGACGAGGAGACGGCACAAAACATTTTGTATTGGACGCTGACTAGCCCTAACGTCATCGAGTACATTAACGACATGATTAACCTAATAGCAACCAACGAAAATTTAGATGAAATCAGTTTATAAATTATACAAGGTTGACTTTATAAGACACAACGATAGCGAAATTACTATCGAGGCGCATAGTCGTAGAGGTTCGGTATACATAGCTACATTGAGACGTTCGGACGATAGGTATTGGGAAGGTGGATCGGACTTTGGTTGGAGTGATAAGAAGAAATTCAAGGGTATCATCCAAGAATTCTTTCAGTACCTAGTACAAGAGGCTAAGGAGTACGACAATCGTTGGTACACATTTCATTGTATAGTTAGAATGATAGGTAACGGAGAAACACGACCACTAACGTGGGACGAGACGGAGTATAGAAAGGTACCAGAGGGAGATCAGGAACCAACATTTAAGGGTGGAGTAACATTTAAACAATTTAGTTATGGAATTTAAGAACGAGTACAAGAGTACAAGAAGTGGTTTCAGCCACACGAGTAGGCTATACCACGAGAGCGGTAAATTATTGGCTGAGGCCAAGTGTAACTACCTAAATAGAACGTGGGAAGTTTATCCGTTTCAGTCTTCAATGAAACAAGCGGTCGCTAACGCCATAGAGAACGAAATTAAGACACAACAAGCCCAAATGGGTATTAAGAGACTAACCAAAGAAAAACGAGCAGAAATCGAGGCTTATTCAAGCACAATCCAACAACTTAAAAGTATAGAATTATGACACTATTAGATAGACTAAAGCCTGAGTTTATAGTAAAGCTAGACTCAATAGAACAACAATATCCAGCAACATTTAAGTGTATTACTACATCGTTAAGGGACAATGAATATTATACTGAATTAACAATTAGTGACGTAATATCATTATTCAGTCACTTAAACTTAGACTTAAACATTTCAAACTTAAACACATTATTTATATCATGAGAATAGACATCACAAGCACATATGGTTTCGACCATAATTGGACACTAGTAGTAAAGGACAAATCATTTTACTTAGGTCAGGACGTAAAGTTTTGCAATAGAGTACTAGGGCTAGAGCCTAGAGACGTTGTAAGGGCGATAGGTACGGGAGAGATTAGCGAAGGCACCAAGGGTAACAAGGCCTTGGCCAAGTTTATATGTAAGAGCCTAGGGCTTAACGCTAAGACGCTTAACAAACTTAACAATTGGGAACTATGCGCACAATAGAGGTAATAAGAATAAGCACAACGGCATATGAGCAGGAGGACTTCTTCTTGCTGACAGACCTAACGGAACAACAAATCGCTGAGGTTTTAACACCTATAGTAGAGCTAGAACGTAACGAGGTTCAGGAGTACGACAACGACATGTTGGTAGAGAACCTAGAACTAGCGTACCCTAGCGCGTTCATTAAGGTATACACTGAATTTAAAACAATAACAATATAACAATATGGAAATTAACGTAGTGGAAAAGGCGTCAGAACTTGCGCACAGAGATTTAAACCGAATGGTAGAGAACGAATTGGATCTTTACACAACGGACGACAACGGAGACCTGAGATACAAAGAAAAATATCAGGACATATTCAATGAACTTTACGATGAATACTATAGCTTCTTAACCGATGAGTCGTTTTAACGAATACTCGACACACATGGAGCAGGCATTGGACTATATATACCAACAATTGCCTTATCATGCACTACAAAGGATATATGCGACAGATAGCATAACAAAAGAATTACAACAATCGTGGTATAAATTAAGTTATCATAAAAAAGAAAAAATATATGAAACAATCATACGTACGGATGAGAAATAGTGGTAACTATAATCTAGAATGGTTCCACAAGTACTACACAGACAAGAAGGGCGCAATGGATATCAACACGTTTCAGATGATATTTAATTACGGAAACTTGGACATGATTGTAGAGCATCTAGATAAGGAATTTAATCTAACAAAATTAGAAGACAACAACGGAAAATTAATAAAGGTATTATGACGATAGATGAAATGATTAAAGCTACAAAATTATGTACTAAAGCATTAATGAGATTGTCTTATATAGACTTTTGTAAAAAAGAAAACCAAAAAGAAATATGTAATAAAATAAAGACAAACCCTATTAATTTTAAAAACTATGGATAGTATAGAAGAATTATCTGAATGGTTGAAAACAACCAAAGGTATTACTAAAATAGATCTTGAAGATTTAGTTAGTTATATTCCTGAGTATGAACAATACTTAGAAGATAATGAAAAAGGCTGGTTAGCACAACAAGTAAAATGTGATCTTTGTGGATACGAATCTACAGCTGTTTATCACGAATCATCAAATAGACTTGAGTGTCCTGAATGCGGACATATGTCAATATTTAAAATAATTTAAAAATGAGAATAGTAAACGGGCGTTGGGAAACCCAACACGGAGATAAAATAAATACTCCAGAACAACAACAGCAATTCATAGACAAGTTAAACAGAGTAAAGGAATTCTCTAGAGGTAGAGAGTTAACACATCGTAAGGTAGAGGTGCTATTCAGGATCCTAGACACAAACGAGACAACAGACAGAGCCTTGACAAAGTTACTAGAGATGAATACTAAAGAGATTAAGAACTTATGTTTGGAATAGGCGACAGAGTGGTGTGTGTTGACGCGAGTAAACAACCGCACACTGCTGAGGAGTTGACAACAGACGTGCCTAACTGGGTTGTAAAGGACAAGCAATACACGATAAGAGCAATAGCGCACCATGACTTCGGTGCCATTGGCGTGTTATTGGAAGAGGTTGTAAACCAACCAAAGTACTTTAAGTTAGTGGGTAAAGTAATAGAACCAATGTTCGCTGAATGGCGTTTCAGGAGATTAGAAGAATCAAAGCTATTAAGTAAATATGCAGTCCTTGTAAAAGATACAATGTAGGCCGTGTTAATGACTATATGGTGTACTTAATAGCAATAAAGTCATATATCACCATCAATTAACATATTCTTGACAGCTCGGAGAGACGGGGTTAATTTTAAAAACAAATAACTATGATAACAATAAACAAGAGAGGATTAAACGGACTATCGTTTGACTTCTACACAAATGATGAGTTCTTCAAGGAAGAGTTCACAGTTTCTATTAAGTGGGACAAGATCGAGTTTAGTAGACCAACGATCGACACAAAGAGAAGGATCAGGAAGGCAAGTAAAAACCATGGTGCATGGAAGTTTACGTTAGCACTAGACAACGCCAAGTGCGGTAAGTATTTCGACTACGAGAAGACAGAGGACAACCTAATATTAGAACTTTAAAAACAAATAAGATTATGATAACACAAGATTTATTAAATGAAATTATACAGGATACCTCTTTGAATGGTAAGTATGTTGAATTTTACGAAATGTTACAAGAAGAAATAGATAATTATTATAATGAACGTATTGAACAAATGAAAGGCACTTTAAAATTTGTATATCCAAATTTATCAACTGAAATCGATAGTTATGATAAAATGAAAGTATTATATGAATATTCAAAATTAATTTAAAAACAAATAAGATTATGAGAAACATACATGTATTACAAGAAAACATCTACATTACTTCTGATGAAGAAATTAAAGAAGGGGATTATTATATAACTCCTAACAATTCAATTCTTAAATCATTGGGTCAAATGTTAACTAATGTTGAAGATTACAAAAAAATAATTCTAACAACAGACCAAGACTTAATCAAAGATGATGTACAAACTATTGATGATGACTTCCTTGAATGGTTTGTGAAAAATCCAAGTTGCGAGGAGGTTGAAACTGAAAGATTAGAAGATGGAAAATACGTTGATAGATTTGCGGATGGTAGTGTAGTTGAGGGGGTTTATGAAAATTACAAAATCATAATTCCAAAAGAAGAAAAAGATTACACAGCATTATTACAACCAGTAGGAACTAAACAAACAGCAGTAGAATGGTTATACAAAAACTTAAAATCACATTTTAAACACGATGGAGATCTACTTGAAGTAGTTCAATTTAGTTTTGAACAAGCAAAACAAATGGAGAGAGAACAGTTAAATGAAAGGTATTTAAAAGGTATTGAGGTTTATAACACAAAATTTAAAAACAAATAAAATTATGGAACATATAGCAGTAGAATTGGTGGTTTATGCAGAACTTGATTTACCGACAAATAATTATTTAATAGAAGAAGCAAAAGAAATGGAAGAGCAAAAACAAAGTTATAGTGAGGAAGAATTATTACAATTTTCTGAATGGGTTTCACATAATGATTGGGTTTATTTACCAAGCAAAGGTTATTGGGTAAACGAAGAAGAAGAAGAATCAGAACAGAAATTTACCACAAAAGAATTATTAGAAATATTTAAAAACAAATAAGATGAATGTAAAAGTGATCGTAGAAACAGACGACTCGGATCTAGAGACAATCGTGATCGGAGTTGCATCCAGCAGAGAGACTGCAATGGAAATGATTAACAAGTATTATGGAAGTGATTTAGTTATATCACACTTCAATGACGTCAGGGATAGCGGTATAGACTGCACCATGATCACTGAGGTTGGTGGGTACAAGTCACACGTCATGATCGAAGACTTCGAGGTAGATGACAAATGAACTAGCACTTAACAAGGTAAGGTCTAAGTACCAGTGTCTTCTTAGGGAAGACACACGAGCATGGGACACATGGGGAGTTAGTCCTGAGACCATAGAGAAGATGATATCATCACACAAAAAAGACATAGAGGTCTGGGAGTACATACTAAAACTATTAGAAAATGAAGCAGATAATATTCGAAGAGGCCTATAATGACATACTAAGTGTCAGGGTGACAACACCAGTCTCTACATCCCTGATTTACAGAGGAGTAAAGGTAGAGAATGTTGAGGGAAACATTAGGATACTAAACATGAACCGAGGCGGTGACTTTTATAAAGAGGTAACGCCAGAGCAGTACGAGGTATTCTTCAAGAAAGGTTTCCGAAAGGGAGTGTACGAAGTGTGCCTAGACAACTATAAGAGGGCGTTAGATATGCTATCTATTAAGATACGTAACGAAGTATCCAAGAGAAATAATGTAAAGCACTACGAGGCTTTAAAGGAGTACAGAAACACAATTATGAACAAAATCAGTGAAACAATTAAATTAAATGAAACTAGACAATAATTATTCAGTAAACACAGACGGTGCAGGAACAATACTATTATTCCAAGAGCAACGCAAGAGAGAGAAGGACGGAGTTGAAGTAGAATTCACTTTTCGTGACCAATGGTTCTTTTTATCAATACAACAAGCACTTAATAAATATCTTGACTTAAAGATTGAAAAATCAAAAGATATAGAAGATTGTATAAAAAAGATTGAAGAAGTGCGAGATATTATAAAAAAAGTTGTATCTTTGTAACGTAGCGAAGTGAGACACGTTATAATCTAAAATATTTAATAATCCTGTCAAGGAGGCATGTCTCACATTACTGCCGAATTGATGGGATTTTTTTATGATATGAAAGTTTGTAGTAAGTGTAAAGTTGAGAAAGAATTTAGTGAGTTTGGTTTGTGTAAAAAATCAAAAGGAGGTTTAAAGTCAAATTGTAAAGAATGCAGAAGCATAGAAGGTAAGGAGTATGTTTTAAATAATAAACAAAAAATAAAGGAATATAAATTAAAAAATTCTGAATATATAAAGAAAAAAAATAGAGAGTATTATCTAAAAAATAAAGAATCGATAAGTGAAAAATTTAAAACGTATAAATTAAATAATAAAGACATAATAAAAATTAAAAGCAGAGAAAAATATTTAATAAACAAAGAAAAAATATCTGATAAATGTAAAGAGTATAGATTAAAAAATTCAGATAAAATAAAACTAGCAAAAAATAAATATTATTTAGAAAATAAAGAAGCTATTAGTATTAAAGGAAAGCAATATAGATTAACTAATAAAGATAATAGAAATAAAAGAGAAAGAGAAAGAAGAGAAACAGATTCACTACATAAATTAAAATGTAATATACGTGGGTTAATTGGAGGCTCAATAAGAAAGCATGGATATTCTAAAGATTCAAGAACATATGAAATATTATGTTGTACTTTCGAAGAGTTTAAGATTCATCTTGAAAATAAATTTACTGAAGGGATGAATTGGGAAAATGCAGGTAAATGGCATTTAGATCATATAGTACCAATATCAATTGCAAAAACAAAGGAAGAAGTGATAAAATTAAACCACTATACAAACTTTCAGCCTTTATGGGCTGTAGATAACTTAACAAAAGGAAATAAATATTAATAATTAAATTAAACAAATCATGAGTGTATTTAAAAAGTTGTCAGAGATTGACATTAAATCAAAAGTAGAAAAGAAAGGTAGTCAAAGTTATCTATCATGGAGTCATGCATGGAGCATGGCAAAACAACATTATCCAGATATTCAAAGAACTGTATATGAAGACAGTGCGACTGGATTAAATTACTTTACAGACGGACGTACTGCATATGTGAAAGTTGGAATAACAATTGAAGGAGTAGAACATATAGATTATCTCCCAGCAATGGATTTCCGCAATCAATCAATAAGTATTGATAAAGTCACGTCTATGGATATTAATAAAACAATCCAGAGAAGTACGACAAAGGCAATTGCCCTTCACGGTTTGGGTATTTCTTTGTACTCTGGTGAGGACTTGATATCTACAGCAACAACACCTAAGACACCTGCAATCACAGAACTTAACATAGGTGACGCCAACTGGGACAAGGTTATTAAGTACATAGGAGACAACAAGCATTTAGGTTTGGCTCCGATTGTTAAGAACCTACAGGCAAAGTACACAATATCAACGAATGTAAAGAAAGAATTAGCGAAGTATGTTGGATAAACTAAGAAACGATGAAGACTATTACGGAGAATATGGTAACCAGTTCCTAAGTAATAGCGCGGTAGGAGTACTACTAAGTAACCCTAAAATGTTTGGAGTAAAGCAGGAACCAACGGTTCAGATGCTACAGGGTAGCTACTTTCACACTGCCTTATTAGAACCTGAGAAATTAAGCAACTTCGAGATTGTTGAGGCATCCACTAGGAATACCAACATATACAAGGACGCGTCTAAGGGTAACATACTTCTTCTAAAGAACGAGGTAGATAATTTAGAGGAAATGATCAAGGCGATCAAGTCAAACTTCTTCTTCTATGACAACATATACCGAGAAGGTAATCTTTATGAAGAGCCTGCGATTATGGAGTTATTCGGTCATATGTTTAAGGGTAAGGCTGATATTGTAACAGACGAGATCGTTATTGATATAAAGACAACATCAAGTATCAAGGACTTCAGGTGGTCGGCTAAGAAATACAATTACGATTCACAGGCTTATCTTTATCAACAATTCTTTGACAAGCCTCTGGTGTTCTATGTTATCGACAAGACAACACATGAGCTTGGAGTATTTGAGACGACAGAGGACTTCGTTCTAGGCGGTAGAGACAAGGTTCTTCAAGCTATTGAAATATACGATAAGTTTTATGGTAAAAATAAAACTGAAGATATTAACAATTTTTTTATAAAGGAAACATTATAATTCGTATATTTGCATACCAAAAATTATGTGGTGTAAGGCTAGGGCTTTTCTCTGGCGTGGAAACACGTAGTAAACAATTAGCAGATGTACACTGCGACCATAAAGAGAAATTGTTAGAACTAAGATACAGGTTCAAGCCCTGTCATAATTTCTAATGCAGTTCGATTCTGCTCGTTGATTGAGGTTATGTGAAGCAGGCGACAAGGTTCGATCCCTTGCATTTAGTTGGTACTGCGGACAATCTGACAGCTTGGAAAGACAGCAACACAGTCAGGTGGCGGAATTGGTAGACGCTAAAGCGGTAAGATAGTTTAAACCCGTTAAGTGCTTGGGGTAACAGTGCGCACAATTATTTATTACTATCATACAGGTTCGAATCCTGTCCTGACTACAAACTGAAAATATATGATAAATTTTTCGTATATTTGTAACGTAATGACGTGAGAAGCACTACATCCGAAAATATTTAACAATCCTGTCAAGGAGGCACTTCTCACAATACTGCTAAATTGATGGGATTTTTTAATGATATGAAGACGTGTAGAAATTGCAAGACAGAAAAAGAATTAATAAATTTTGGAATTGATAAATATCAAGAAGACGGATATAATTCACTTTGTAAATGCTGTAGAAAAGAATACTATTTAAATAATTTAAATAAAAGAAAAGAATATCTTGTAAATAATTCAGAGCATATAAAAAAAAGAGAAAAAGAATATAATTTAAAAAACAAGGAATATAAAAAATCATATTATATATATGATAAACATAAAAGAAAGGAATATTATTTAGTTAATAAATTAAAGATAAAACAATATCAAATAAATAATAATGATAAAATAAAAAAACAAAAAAATAAATATTACAAAAATAAAATAGCAATAGATTCATTGTTTAAATTAAGTAGTAATATTCGTACTTTAATTAGAATGTCTATAAAAGGAAATGGTTATACTAAAAAATCAAAGACATATCAAATACTTGGTTGTTCTTTCGAAGAGTTTAAACAACACTTAGAGAGCCAATTCACTGAAGGTATGACATGGGATAACCAAGGTAAATGGCACCTAGACCATATATACCCAGTATCACTAGCAACAGATGAACAACACTTAATTAAATTAAACCACTACACAAACTTTCAACCATTGTGGGCGGAAGATAATATTAAAAAATCAAATAAATTAAACAGGGTAGCCGAAAACTGAATAGAGTAGGTAAATACACTTAAATTAAATAAAATGTCAAAATTACTAAATGTTTCAATTGATGTTACAAAAATCAAAAAAGAATTATTAATCTCAGGTGCCAAAGGAACCTATCTAAACCTAACCGTTTCGGTTAATGATGAGGAAGATAAGTTTGGTAACACTGTTAGCGCATGGCAGTCTCAGTCTAAAGAAGAAAGAGAAGCTAAGGTTGACAGAAATTTCTTAGGAAATGGGAAGGTAGTCTATGACTCAGAACAAAAGGCACCACAGCCTAAAGCAGTAGCACAGGAAGAACAACCAGATCTTCCGTTCTAAATTTAATCAAGCCTCCTTAACGGGAGGCTTTTTAATCACATGGAAATTATAACTACATTTTTAATAGGCGTACTATTAATATATAACAATCGGAACAATGGAAGTAACAATTTTTAAAGACATAAAGTCAACCTCAACACCATTCTTCAAGACGATAGGAGTTGTGCTTGATAGGGTTCGAAACGGAGCCTCCAAGGATGTTGTAGAGGGTATACGTAACGAGAAGGATAAGACCGCTCGTAACATACTAAAGCAACAACTACCTGCGGTATGTTTCTCAGGTAAGTTTACAAAGAGAGAGGACAAAGCCATTTTAGAGCATTCTGGGTTCATTTGTTTGGACTTTGATGGTTATGCTACCGACAAGGAAATGAATGCCGATAAGGACGTTATTTCAAGTAATAAGTACACGTACTCCGTATTCGTATCTCCGTCTGGTAACGGCCTAAAGGTTATCGTTAGGATACCTAGAGACGTTGATAACCACAAGAACTATTTCAACGCGCTGGAGAGATACTTCAACTCGAAGTACTTCGATAAGACCTCAAAAAACATATCACGAGTATGCTACGAGTCTTACGATCCTGAGATCTATATCAACACAGATAGTGAGCTATGGGACACGATCTCTGATCACGAGTACGTGGAGCTAGACAAGGTAAAGTCAAAACCTACCATCCCTATCACCAATGAGAACAAGATCATAGACATCCTTATGAAGTGGTGGACTAGGAAGTACGGACTAGTAGACGGAGAACGTAACAACAACGTGTACATACTAGCCTCGGCATTCAATGACTATGGGGTTACCAAGTCACTAGCAGAGTACGTTATGGGTCAGTTCGATACACCTGACTTTCCTATACAGGAGATCAGAACAATCATTGACTCAGCATACAAGCAGACCCACAAGTTCGGGACAAAGTACTACGAGGATGACGAGAAGCTTACTCAAGTACGTCAGAAGATCAAGAGAGGTATATCTAAGAAGGAGATAAAGTCAGATCTAATGAACTCAAACATTGATGAGAACGTTATCGATAATGTTATCGAGACAATAGACAAGGACGAGTCAGCCGCTAAGTTTTGGAGTAAGTCAGACAAGGGTGCCATAAGCATCATACACTATTTATTCAGAGAGTTCTTAGAGGACAACGGGTTTTTCAAGTTTATGCCAAACGGAGGCAAGAACTTTATATTCGTAAGAGTAACCAACAACCTCATTGATCATACGTCTGAGGATGAGATAAAAGATTTTATATTAAACTATTTACAAACTATTGATGATTTATCAGTTTACAACTACTTTGCAGACAAGACTAGGTTCTTTAAGGAGGACTTTCTATCACTTCTATCTTCTGTTGATGTATATTTCATGGAGGATGATAAGGATAATTCGTATCTTTATTACTTAAACTGTGCAGTACGCATAGACAAGGACAACATTGAGATCATTGATTACATTGACCTTGGTGGTTATATCTGGACCGATCAGGTGATTAAGCGTGAGTTTAACATCTGTGAAGTAACTGATTGTGATTTTAAAACATTCATATCAAACGTATCTAACGATGATCAAGCTAGGATTAACTCTATTGAGAGTACGATTGGATTTCTATTGCATGGTTATAAGAATTTATCTTACTGTCCTGCGGTCATTCTAAATGACGAGGTTATCACAGATAACCCAGAGGGTGGAACAGGTAAGGGACTATTTACCAATGCAATATCACAGATGAAGAAGTTAGCCTTCATTGACGGTAAGAGTGTTAACTTCGACAGTTCATTCCCGTATCAGACAGTATCAGTTGATACACAGATACTTGCGTTTGATGACGTTAAGAAACACTTCAACTTCGAGAGATTGTTCTCTGTAATTACAGAGGGTATTACTCTAGAGAGGAAGAACAAGGATGCGATGCATATACCATTTAATAAGTCTCCTAAGATTATAATAACAACCAACTACGCTATCAAGGGTAAGGGTAACTCGTTCGAGAGAAGGAAGTGGGAGCTTGAGTTCAAGCAGTTCTACACCAAGGAGTTCACTCCTCTTGTTGAGTTTGGAAGGTTATTATTTACAGAGTGGGATGCTGACGAGTGGTGTAAGTTTGACAACTACATGATCAAGAGCCTGCAAGCTTATCTTACTACTGGTTTAGTTAAGAGTGAGTTTGTTAACCTTAAGATACGTAAACTATCTGCCGACACATGTCACGAATTTATTGAGTGGTGCGGACTAATGGGCGACAAGTCTATCATAACACTTGGAGACGTTCTGTACAAGCAGGATCTTTACCTAGACTTCATTCAGGATAATCCTGACTTTGCACCGAAGTCGAAGAAAACGATCTCAAGAACAGAGTTCTATAAGTGGCTGATATCGTACGGCCTATTTGTTACTGGATCTACTCCAATAGAGGGACGTAATAACATGGGAAGGTGGATAAAGTTCAAGGATGCTAATAGTCAAGACGAAGACGAAGATGAAGAACAGCGATCTATTGAATTTTAAGTGGTGCATAGAGAATGACCTTCAGGTTTATGTTAAGCCTGAGCATTCTTTTGCACGTATCTGCATACGCAGAGGTGGTATAACTTCTGAAGGTAAGGACTACTACTACACAAATGGAGTAAGAGTTAATACGCCAGAGCAGAGGGGAACGGTGCTGTATAAGTCTCAGGACCTAGCAGCTAAAGAACTTAACAGGGTTTATAAATACTTAAGAAATGAAAAAACTTAGAGATTATCAGGTAGAGAACGCCAGTAAGGGTGTTGAGATTCTTAAGGATAAGAAGATCGTTTATCTATGCATGAGTGTTAGGACTGGTAAGACAGCAACCTCAATGGAGATCGCTAGACTATACGGAGCAAAGAGCGTTTTATTTCTTACTAAGAAGATCGCAATGAACTCTATAAAGTCTGACTATGATGAGTTTGGATATGCTAAATACTTTAGTATAGAGGTGATGAATGACGAGTCAATGCACAAGCTTACAGGTAGTTACGATCTTGTAATACATGATGAGCATCATAGGTTTGGAGCAGAGCCAAAGCCAGGAAAGGCAACGAAGACATATAAGAAAATGTTTGGCCATCTGCCTATGATATTCCTATCAGGTACACCTACTCCAGAGGGTTATAGCCAGATCTATCATCAGTACTGGGTTTCTAACTACTCGCCATTTAAGCAGTATACCAACTTCTACAAGTGGGCTAAGGACTTCGTGATCCCTGGGATTAGGTATACAAGTCATGGTCCTGCTGCCTGTTATAAGAACGCGTACATAGAGAGGATACGACCAATAACTGATCCGTACAATATAACGTACACACAAGAACAGGCTGGGTTCGAGTCAGTAATAGAGGAAGAGTGCTTGTATGTAGATATGAAGCCATCAACTTATAGTATGTGTGATAAGCTCATGAAGGACTTCATCATACAAGGTAAGGACGAGGTGATACTTGCAGACACTTCGGTTAAACTTCAACAGAAGTTGCACCAGATGTACAGCGGTACGGTTAAATTTGAGTCTGGTAACGCGATGGTTATTGACTACAGCAAGGCTGAGTTTATAAAGGAGAGGTTTAAGGGAGTTAAGATTGGAATATTCTATAAGTTTATAGCTGAGCTTCAAGCACTTAGCGAAGTGTTTGGAAATGCTTTGACCACTGATCTTGATGAGTTTAACTCAACAGACAAGTCAATCGCTCTGCAGATTGTATCTGGGCGTGAAGGAATAAGCTTGAAGAATGCTGAGTTTCTGGTGTTCTATAACATTGACTTCAGTGCAACATCGTACTGGCAAGGTCGTGATAGAATGACCACTATGGAGCGTAAGTTCAATAAGATATACTGGATATTCAGTAATAAGGGAATAGAGAAAAAGATTTATAAATCGGTAATGGATAAGAAGTCTTACACATTATCACATTTTAAGAAAGATTATGGTCAAGTTCCTTAGATTCACAATAATATGGATCAGCCAAAACTTAGCGATCCCCTTCTGGACCATAGGTCATATACACCTTATGACTACTGTTTATGAGGATATTATGGAGATAATCGCTTCGTTAGGCATGAACATTATAGTATTCATAGGATTTTGGTTAAACTGGTTAGAAAATAAAAAAGAAAATTATGACACCAAAAGAAAAAGCAATAGATTTAGTTAGAGATATGGAGTTTGAAATTCCCTATGTCCATGATCCAACAGAACCACAAGGCGATGATATTGCAAAACGATGTACGTTAATATTAGTTAATGAAATGTTAAATAATTTTTTATCAAATAGAACTACAGAATATGGCAGAGAAAGATATCATTTTTGGCAACAAGTTAAACAAGAGATAGATGGCATCTAAGTTTCAAACAAAGATTAAGAAGCACTATGAGGCAAACGGATGGATAGTTATCAACACAATTAAGTTGAGTGTTAATGGCTATCCTGATCTGTTCTGCTTCAAGGACGGTAAGGCTCTATTTATAGAGTGCAAGGAAGGTAACGATACTCTAAAGCCCTTACAGGAATTTAGAATAGACGAGTTAATTAAACAAGGATTTGAGGCGTTCTGCCTACATTCAATAAAAGGAAAAATATACCCATGACACCAGAAAGATTTAAAAAAATAATAGAACTAGAAACAGGAATCGATGTAGATATTGTTTCCAGAAAGAGAAACTTTGTAGAGATAAGAGCTTTATACTACAAGATACTGAGAGACGTGCTAGGAATGACACTACAATCCATTGCTGATACAGTAGGAAAAGATCACGCTACAGTACTTCATAGTATCAAGAACTTTGATATATGGTCAAGCTATAGCGAGGACCTAAGAAAAAGCTATACCAATGTGATGCATATGATACACCACTATGAGTATGACTCTATGGATAACTTAGAACTTAGTAAGTTGAGATACAATAACATACTTCTAGATCTAAAGGTAAAAGAACTTACGGACCATATAGCGTCAATGAGAAATACAACGACAAGTAGACTTCACGATCTTATAGATAGAGTCCCAGCAGAGAAGGAGGAGTTAATGTACGAACGCATAAGCGCTATTGTAAGGATGAATTGTTAATAACTTTTATTACATATAAACAATTTTGTTTATAATTTTGATAAAAAAATATTATGGAATACATCAACAGCACAATGAAAAACATCAATGACCTTACAGACGAAATCTATGAAGGTCTTGCGGACGGAGACTCTGACGCAGTAAATAAGAGTATAGTAAAACTTATGGCTATACTAAAGGACGTACAACAATCTATTAAAGAGGAGTTATGAAAGTAAAGCTCTTAAGAAAGATTCGTAAGCTGTGTTTAATTAAATATGTTTTTGATAAACATAACTATAATAAAGAGTTGGTTTTATTTAATATAAAAGCTAATTCAATTCAAAAAAATACATACGAACCAATGTATTCACCTCCTGATTTAGCATTTGTATTGGATGAATTAAAACAAACAAAACTACTTAAAAAATATTGGGAGAAGAGAGCTTATAAACAATTTAAAAAAATAAAATAGTAAATGATAATAGTAGACGGAAAACACGAGTACGATTATACATTAGAAGATGATAACGTACATACACTAAGATACTCTGATAATGGATCTTGGACCTATCCTAAAGAAATAGCTATGCAAATAGTTGATGATGGAAATGGACTTATAGTTCAGCTTGATGAAGAAGGAAGAATAAATTATTCTGAGGCAGAAAGACTTCTTATTCTTTTAAAGATTATCAATAGAGATACAAAATATGAAGTAGTAACTAATAAAGAATTATTATAGCCATGCCAGATATCTCAATGTGTGACAATTTTAATTGTCCTAGCAACAAGTACTGCTACAGATTTACAGCTACTCCAACTCAGTACAGACAAGCCTACGCTTCATTTACTATTGAAGGAGATGAGATGAGCTGTAGTTACTTCTGGAGAAACGGAGTAGAATCTGACAGATGCAAGAACGTAAAACATGAAGGAGCAACGTGCTCCTCAGACGATTGTAAATACCCTGAATGTGTTAAAAAATAAAAATATGAAATACACAAGAACAACCACCAATGACATTATAGTTAATGGTCATGAGATTGTAGCTCAAGATTCTATAGTAGAATCGGTTATAAAACAGCTTAAGAGCAGATCTGAAGTAGGAATTAAGAAATATAATACTACATTAGATCGAAAAGATTTAAATCGCTTAGAATGGCTACAGCACCTTCAAGAAGAATTATTTGACGCAAGTCTATACATTGAAAAACTAAAGACATATGAAAGAACATAAACAATCTCCTCTACAGAGGATACTAATAGTAATGCAGTACCTGTACCGCAGAGGCGGTAATAAAGAATCTGTAAATAATGTTTACCGTAACATAATAAAGAAAAAGTATGAAAAAGTATACTCAAGAGTTTAAAGATTCAATATTACATTACTTCTCAACTGGACACAGTATAACTGTATCATGTAACAAGGCCTGTGATGATCATAATGTTGTTTATAACGATAGTATGAGAAGAAAGGTATCCAAGTGGCTTGAAAAAAATAAGATATCTAATAATCTAGAAATAGAGAATACAGATGTTTTCAAAGAAGCTAAGAAGAAGGTATATGATAACTCTAAGAAGAAATTCATTGTATCATGGTGTCAATCAGAGACAGATATAAACCATAGGCTAATGACAAATATGGAGGCTTATGCAGAGCATATTGATGCCTCTATACACATCATAGCTGGTAGGTACAAGAATCCAATATCGCTATCTGCTAGTAAGTCAATCCAGAATAAGGAGGATATTGCTCAGAACTCATGGCATGAGAGAGTGGTTCCTTATCTTGATGCAAATAGACATAAGATACACAAGCATTTATGTATCCTATCGGACCTTAAAATTCAACCAACAGCATCTACTCCATTATCTGGAATAAATGGGCTTACAGGGCTTGAATCATGCATCATTGGGCATCCTAGAGTTCATCTTAAGTCACTACCAATACTTGACGGTTATCCTCATAAGCTAATCCTTACTACAGGATCTGTTTCTGTTGAGAATTACACTGATACAAAGGTTGGTAAGAAGGGTGAGTTTCACCATACATACGGATTTGTTGTTGTTGAGTTAGACGGTGATAACTTTCACGTAAGACAGGTAACATCTGATGATCTTGGATCGTTCTATGACCTAAACTTCTATGTATCCAATGGATTGGTTGAGAAGACTGAAGAGAATACCGTAATGGTGTTTGGAGATCTTCACCTTGGAGAAACAAATGAAGAGGTTCTTGAGGTAGCATTCGACATGGCCGATAGACTTAATTGCAAACAGATCATACTTCATGATGTATTCAATGGTCACTCTATATCTCATCATGAGAGAAACCAGCCATTCCAACTACTTAAGCGTGAGGAGGATGGATCAGGTAATCTAATTAATGAACTTGATGAGATGGTTGACTTCTTCGAGAAGTATTCAAACTATAACTTTGCTGTAGTTAGAAGTAATCATGACGAGTTCCTAGATAGATGGCTTAGTGATATTGACTGGCGTAAGCACAGTAACAAGATGGCCTATATACAGTTAGCATCTATGATGGTTAACTCTGATGAAAATAAAGGGGTTATTCCATTGTACCTGAAGACAGTTAATGTTACCAATGCATTTTGTCTAGGAATTGACGATAGCCTTAGAGTTATGGACTGGGAGCTTGGAGTCCATGGTCACATAGGAGCTAACGGTAGTAGAGGTAGCGCTATGCAGTATGCTCAGATGAATACCAAGAATATCACAGGACACACACACTCTCCATTGAGATTGGACGGTCATATATGTGTTGGTACACTAACTCATCTTAGAGTTGGTTACAATAAGGGGTTATCCAGTTGGATGAATACAAATGCTGTAATACATCCAAACGGTAAAGCTCAGCTAATAAATATTGTAAACGGTAGATATACCACACTATAAAAACAAAGCCTCCTTTAATTGGAGGCTTTTTTAACTTACATTATTATGAATAGACCTTTATGTAAATGCGGAAATAAATGCAGACCTAATGGATTTAGTCGTGTTACTGGCAATCCATTATTTAATACTTATTGTCGATCATGTTCTAAAACAAAACATGGTAAGAAAGAACGAATAAATAAAGTACTAAAAAAAGATACTTGTGAATTGTGTGGATTTATACCTATTAATCCATGTCAACTTGATTTAGATCATATTGATGGAAATAGAAATAATAACGATTCATCTAACCATCAGACATTATGTGCAAATTGTCATAGACTAAAAACATTTAATCAAAAAGATTGGACAGTTTTTTAATCGAAGGCTTTTTTGTTTAATTTCTAGTTCCGCTCTGACTTCTACTTCCAGAAGCTTCTCTACTTCCAGAAGATTCTCTACTTCCAGATGATCCTCTATTTCCTTCAGTATCTTCTACATTTTCAGGTCTTAGGCCCATCTGCTCTATCATTCCTCCTTGGAAGTAACCACTTCCAAAACCACTAGACTTGTAGTCAAACTTAACCTCTGGAAGACCATTCAATCCTCTATAGATATCACGAACATCTCTAACAACTCTCCAAGGTATAATAGGTGTAGACAATCTACTTCCAACTAATTGACCAGCACCTCCTAAAGCCTTCTGTGTTTTACCAGAAGCAGCATTCTTCATTGCTTGTTGAAGTTTTTTACCTTCATCAAACGCATCTGCCTTTATATTCATCTGTTGACCTAAGAACTCTCCAAGTTTCTTATCCTTCTGAGCTAACATAAACTGTACAGCTGGAGGATTCATCTTCTTCACATACTTATTAGCCCATGGATTCTTCTCTAACCAATCGTATAGATCGTCATCTGCTCCAGTAGACTTAGCTAATGCAAATGCAGCTAGAGTTACAGCAGCTCCAATAAACATTCTAGCATTGGCATTCTTAGCAAGTAACTGATACTTCAAATCCTTCTCAAGATTCTTCATGCCTTCTTCTGTACTAATATCAAGTTTACTTGCTCTAGACTTAATGTTCCAGTATATTGTACTTAGTGTAGGTATACCAGCCTTTTGAGCAGCTAGTAAGGTCCAGTTGGTACCACCACCAACATAAGGGTTAAGTATATTTGTTGTAACTATTGAAGCAGCAGTTAATGCAGCAGCATCGTTCCATTTCTTATCCTTAACAGCTTTGTCTGTTCTAGTCTGTACCCATGAATTAAATAGATTCAATGGTTTAGATATAATGTTGTTTGGTTCATGACCTAATTCAAATCCAGCAACTGTTTCAGCAGATTTTAAAGAAGCTTCAAGTTCATCCAATGTAATTTTATTACCCTGAACTAATGATTCATTAACCAAGTCATTTGCAAATCTATAGATACTTTCTTTAGAATCTGAGATAACCTTCTTACCTGCATTCTCATTTATTTTATTTATAATTTCTTTAGAAGTAACTAGCGCATCTTCAAATGATTGTCCAGTTAATTGTTCTGAAACATAGTTCTTAGCTTCTGTTTTAGACATACCCTTCTTTCTTAGTATCTTTATTAAGTTATATTGAAAGAATCCTTGAGCAAGTGCAGCCTTATGCATACTATCGGCAGACTCTAGGAATGGTTTACCAAGAGCAGCTGAAGTTAGTGCATGATATAATCTGCTATCGCTAGCGTTAACTATTAGATCCATTGTCTTACTTTTAGTAATAAACGGAGATGTAACATCACCAAACTCAAGACCAGCATTCATTGTTATATCCTTAAATGTCATTTGAGCTAACTTATTTCTTGAAGCCTTCATTGCCTTAGTATCTACATTATCAAACATAAATCCAATCTTTTTAAAAGCTCTAGATATATACCCAGATGTTGTGTTCTCAATAGCCTGAGCTACAGATACTAACGCATTTCTTTGTGCTAAACCGATAAACTCTTTAGCAACTACAACAGCCTTATAAGCTCCATTTGACTGAGACCAGGCAATCTTACTTAATAAAGTTTCTATCTTCTTATTTATAGATCTCTCGGCAAACTTTAAGTATTCCTGGCTTAGTTTGTTTCCATTACTGTCCTCTTGAGAGAATAATTCAGATAAGCTCTTAGCTAAATTCTTAGCCTCATCAAAACTTTTCTGGTCTAACTCATTCATACCAAGGGCAGTATTCATTAATCGATCATAAGTATCAGACTCCTTTTCAAATAAGCCATAGTTGTATAGCTCTGCTAACTTCTTAGCACTTGTCTTTAGATCTACCTTCTTTCTTGGAGTGTTTCTATTCTCTAACTCATTAAGAGACTTTTCAATAATGCTTGCTCTAAGGTTGTTGTACTCATCCTCTAATTCTTTAGCAGCGTCCTTACCTATTATCTTCTCTACATTTTCTCTTATCTTATCTACACTTCCTTCCTCTCCAGCAAGTTTCTTCCAGTCAAGAACATTACGCTTTACTTTACCTTGTTTAGTTCTAACTGTTATCTCTTTACCAAATCCAGCATCTATTAAGGCTTGCTTAACTACTTCTTTATCAGAAAGTTCTTTAGCTTTTATTTCTTTTTCAGTTATTCCTTCAGTCTTGAAACCTTCAGTCATATCCTTTCTAAACATATCCTCATTGGCCCAGTTATTACCGTACTTCTCCTTGATATGATTGATACCAATCTCGATAGCGTCAGCTATACTTACACCAGCCTTGATAGAATTCTTTATAACAGTTATACCAGAGTCAATAAGAGCAATCGGTATACCAACAGTAGCGTCATAAGCTTTACCTCTTAGTTTATTCTGTATCTTTTCAAGAGCAGCAATAGCTTTATCAGCCTTTACTCTTCTTGCTGTAGGTAGTTTTTTATAGATCTCGTTAACTTGTTTCTCAACACCACTTAATATCATTTGTTCCAAGTCAGACTCAGCAACTATGTTCTCATACTCCTGCTGAATTGCATCAGTGTCAGACTGAATAGCTTTCTCAATAGCCTTCTTATCTCTTAACTGATCACTTGATAAAAATTTATCAGTAACAGATTCATAGTTAAATCCATCCTTCATTATAGCTCTTAATCTACCAGCGTTTATAGCAAGTGAAGATTCTCTTAAGAACTGTTGTGATTTTGCTCTAACTAGATCCTGTAACTTCTTTAGTCCTACATTATCTGGTTCTAAGTTAACTCTATCAAACATTTCATTCTCTAATGAAACATATAATACAGCTTTTTCATGAGGCTTTAAATTGGCAGTATCTAAGAACTCAAGTGTTTTTTCAATATACTTATCTCCATAAACTTCCTTGGCCATAGCTACAGTTTCCTTACCATGCATTCCAGCATCAATAAGAGACATAACCTCTGTTTCTTGTGCGTTACGTGGAGCTTCACCTTCAACTTTCTCTATGGTTTCACCACTTAGATACTTTCCAACTATACCAGATTGTGGTAATTCTTTAACCTTGTCTCTAAACGCCTCAACATCGTTAGTAGCAACCACTTCTTCTTTTACTGTTGTCAGCTCATTATAAGCTCTCTCAGCTAAAGAAACCTGATCAGCACCTAATTCACTATCTATAGTTTTTTTGATCTCTGTGATAGACATGCCGTCATCGATCATATCCTTAACAATATCCTTCATATCTGAGTAATCCTCAGATTCCTGCATTCTAACTTTAGGATTATCCATTATAATTCCTTTACCGTAAGGCATATTTGCAGTAGCTCCTACTCTTCCAGAAAATGCAGTTCCTAATTCTTTTGCTGTTTTACCTTCTAAACTAGTTAATATTTCTTTACCGTTTGATCTAGTTTTAGGAAGAATAAGGACAGGTTTTTTATTAGATACATTTCCATTTTCATCTACAATTTTAATATGATATGGGTATGATTGATGACTATCTTGAACTACTTTTACTTTTCCATCTATTTCTATAACAGCATATACATCTCCAGTATTTAATCCTTTAGTTAATTTTTCAGCAGATGTTTTAGCTATTAAATCAATTAAACTTTGTGATTTTTCTGTTTTACCTACACCTAAGCCCTTGTTTTTATCTCCATCTAAAAAGCTAATAATTTCATTTTTATTATTTTTAGCACTTTCTGACTTAGCTAAATTAGAAACTATATCTCTTAATACATTACCTCTTTTTTCAAACGTAGATGAAGTTACATCTTTAAAGAAATTATCTACTTCTGATTTTAATACTTTAGCGCTTCCGTTAGGAGATAAAGATATGGTTCCTCCGCTTGATTTAACAGCTGATCTAACAGCTGATCTAAAATCAGACAAACTAAATAATCCAGCATCTATCATAGATTCAGTAACCGCTAAACTTGACGTAACTCCCTGAGGACTACTTACTAATTTAGCGTCTGTTCCTTTTACTAAAGCTAAATATGATTTACCAGTTTCAGGATCATATGTTTCATTGATTGCGTTTGCTAATCCATTGGCTACTCCTTTGTTAGAGTTTGCCCATACATCTCCAAATTTAGTTACAAAATAAACACCACCATTACCAACAGCTACCTCTTTTCCATTTACAAGTATAGAACCAACTAACATATCATCTGGAGATGTTGTAACAACTCTTTTACCATTTAACTCAGATAAGTTTTCAGGCTCAGTTAATAATCCACTTTGTTTTAATTCATCTACCCTATCTTGTTCTAAATATTTAATTTCAAGATTAACTTTGTCATTTCCATATTGAAATTTTTTAGTTAACCCATCTGACGGAGTATCTACTTTTTTACCACCTTTAAATATTTCAGTATCCTTAGATACAATCTCTTCTCCAGTAGCAATCTTTCCAGATAATGTTTTAAGCATATCTACAATCTCACCCTCTGTGAATGGTTTTAAACCAAACATCTTAGCAAGACGATCCATAGCTCTCTTAATTATAGATTTAGTAGGAGCATCGAATCCTTCATAACCATCAGCAAGATATCCAAAAAGTTCAGCCATCTTCTCTTCGCTCTGAATATTTTCATCGTAGTTCTTAGAAAATTCTTCTAAAGTTCTCTTAAGTTCAGGATTACCATCAAGAGTTTTAGCAATAGAATCAATCATTCTCTTGGTTAGATCTCTAGCGTTAGCATCTGTCTTTACTTTATCTAATAATACAGAATGGAATACCTCGTGAGCAACAGTTCTAGCGTTAGCTTCCAAAGCATTTATATGTATGGTCTTCGTTGCTGGATCGTAGTATCCTCTTCCGTTTTTACCAGCTACTCCTATAAAAGATTCTTTAGTATCATGAACAACAAACTTAACATTAGGCAATATGTTAGCTAAAGACTTCTTAGCATTTTCAACCTGAGAATCTAATTTAGTTCTATCGTATGCTGGTTTATTAACATATTTAGCCTTAAACGCTTCAAGTTTAGATTTAGCAATAGTTGGTTTAATTTCTATTAAATTCTTACCATCCTGTGTTACGAATAATTCTGGGTTAAATTCACCCCATCCATCCTTAGTCCCTCTCTTAACATCATAAAGTATACCCTTCTTATCAGAAAGTTGAGCGATAGCTTGTTGCTTAGTATCATCCAATAACTTAACCATCTCAGAACTTGTAAGAGGTCTAGATATCTGCATAGATATTGTAGGCTCAGTTCCTTCAACCTCAGATGAAGATATAACCTCAACATCCTTAGGAAGTTTAGACAATATATCTTCGGTAGACATTCTTTTATTTGTTCTACCCTCAAGCAATCCTATGTTTAAGTGGTGTCCTTCTGGAGCATTCTTAACCTCAACAGTCTCACCAACCACATTTACAGTACGTCTCTGCTCTGGCTCATAAGCTAATGCTTCTGCATACATATCCTTCGTATCTTGAGATAATGTAGTATCCTCTTCGATAAGTTTAGTTACCTCTTCTTGGTTTATTGTAGACATCTCCTTGGAAGCTAATCCATAAAGGGTATCATACTCACCAACCTTATTTTTTTCAGCGTTAATTTGATCATAAACAGCCTTAAACTTAGCTTCTTTAGATTCTGGAACAATAGCTTTAAATCCCCTTTGAATGTTACCAGCATATTGCTCTTCAAATGGTTTTACAATAGTAGAGCCCTCCTTTAGTTCAACATCGGTAGGAGCAAATTCTTTAGTAGTCTGAGCTCTAGTTTTACCCATCCATTCAGACACCACCATATCATAACCATTCTCACCAGCTATTTTAGTAATATAAGCTGCCTTAGTATTAGCGTCAAATGCCTTACCAGGATTTTCTTCTTCATGAAGAGTCTTTGCTTGTTCAGCATAGTTATTAGGATCAGTATTGGCATCGTATACCTTTTCTTTCGGTATAGTAACAGCGTACTTAGCCTCACCTCTTACCATTGTTTCGCTATCATCTGGCTTAGTATAGTACATAGCTACTCCTCCTACCTTACTTAATGCACCTGCCTCTTCTTTAGATGTAGCAATAGTACCTCCAGTAGATTTTTTTATCTTATCATAACCCTTACCTCCAACATGGAAGAATACAAAGTCACCGTTCTTATCCTCTGTAAGATTAGCATAGTTTGATGATGTTTCTGGAGAAATAACTTCAACAGGTTTAACCTCTTCAACAACTACTTCTTCAGTAGGTTCGTACTTAGCGTCTATCAAAGCATTTCTTTCAGTTTGAGCAGCTCTATAGTCAGACTCTAGTGATTTAATAAGCTCTGCTTTATTTGGTAAGTTACCTTCATTTACAGCAATTGCTTCTGTTTTAATATCGGCAATCTTATTATTTAAATCAATAATTGTTCTATACACATCATCAGGCATGTTATTTACCTTTTCTATTGTGTTAGCTATTATTTTAGAATTTTGAACTGTAGCTTTTTCTATCTGTCTATTAATTACAGCCTTCTCTGTATCGTTTAAAGATTCATTCTCTAACTGTTTAGAAAACTCTATAATTTTTTTAGAGTTCTCATCTAATATATTTAAATCAGTATTATTCTGATGTGACTTAAGTATTGCTCCAGCAACATGAGGTGCTGCCTTTAATACATTAGTAAGTGTAAATGTATCCTTTAATACAGTTCCAGCATTATCTAAAAGACCAACGTCTTTTTTACCTAAAACATATTTATCAGTAAAGTTTTGTGCAAAATTAGTAAACTCTTCACCAGCAACTTCCTTACTCATATCAATAGACCAATCCTTGGCCCATTCTTTAGCTTTTTCTTTAACAGACTTAGCTATTAGATCGCCTTCATTTTTAACTATAGAATCAAAAACTCTTCCTCCCTTTGTAAGTATAGATAGTGTAGGTATTTCAGATATAACCTCAGCAGATCCCCAAAGAGCTGGAGCTACAGCCATTTCTAATGGAGAATAACTAGCCTTGCCATCAAGAACTTCTTTATTCATTTGAGTAAATTTCTCTCCAGTAGAAGATATACCAACAACTCCTAATCCACCAATACCAGTAGAAGTGGCAACTAAGTTTGGAATTTGTTTAGAAACAATATCAGAAACATAGTTAATAAATCCTTCAGGACTTTCTATACTTTCTACATTCTTTCTTAATTGACCTTCTTCTTCAGATATATAATCACCTATCTTATTTGTAACCTGTTGTCCAGCATTAGAATATAATTCTCCCTGTATTCCACCTCCAAATTTTGCAGCATAATTAGTAAATCCTAATATACCATTTAATATTTTAGCTCCTCCTAATCCAATATTTGAAATTGCATTATCGATATCTCCATATCTTCTCTTAAGCAAATCAAATTCTTGTTGTGCAGTACCTAAATCTTCCTTATTTTTATTGATTACAGATTGTTTTTTCTGTATGGTATCTCCAATACCAACTATCTCATTTCCTAAAGAAACATATGCATCATATATATCCTTCGGAAGAGCTTGGTTATTATTTTTATAATTAAGAAGTTGTTGTTCTAAATCTTTATATTCCTTAATTTTTTTATTACCAATAACCTCGTATGCATTTATAACTTTCTCCTCCTTCAAATTACTTTCTTGAAGATGTTCTGCTATTTGTTTTCTTGATTGTTTTAATAAATTTTTATCACCTTCGTCAAGATTATCTAAGAAAGAATTTATATTATCAGTTTCAATATAATCAACCTGCTTGTCCTTATATCTTTTTTTAGCCAGTTCTGTTATCTGATCTTCTGTTAAATCAATTTTATTCTTAGCAGCGTCTTTTTTTACTTCTTTTTTTTCTTCAGACAATGGATCTAAATCAGCCTTAAGTTCTCTTATTCCTGGTTCATCAGTAATAGAAGCAGCTTGATCTATTAAGTTATTATATATGTTTAATGATTTTGCTTTTACATTATTCCAAACACCAGTATTTGTAAGCAAGTCGTCAAGTCTTTTATTTGCTTCTAAATCTACAGCCTCTTCATTCTTAGCCTCTTTGAATTGATTCTCTATTTCAGATAATCTTGATTTAGTAATTTCATCCTGAGCTTTAATAACAGAAGATAGCTCATCTGTTTTTCTTAATACCTCTTCTTGATTTTCTGGAGTAACTTTTATTGTAGACAATTCTTTCTGTAACTTTAATCTTTTACCTATTAATTCAGACGATTTAGAAACCTTTGTAACAGGTTTAGCCTGAAGAGTCTTTTGTTCTTCAGGTGTAAATCCAGTAAAAGTTTTCATTTTAGGTGGTCCATCTAAACCATCCGATTCCACAGGAGCTTGAATTTCTTCTGTAGCCGATGAAGTAGGTATGGTTTTCTGTTTTGGTTTGGATACCAACACATTTTCTTGAGAAGTAGGTTGTGAAACAGACTTTTTTTTTTGAGCTATAAATGTTTCCTTAAATCTACGTAAGTCTTCATCAGAAGCTCCTTCTTGAGCATATTTAGTTAGTTCAGAAATTAATTGCTTATGATTTTCATCATTTAATCCAGACGGGTTATTTTTAGGTCTCTGTAACATTTATTTTATTTTAAATTATTTACCACTTGCAATTCTAGCAGCTCTCTGTTCAGGAGTTTCTTGTCCTCCTTGCTTTTGTATGGTTTTCCAGTTTTGATCAGCCTGAGGTTTTAAGTAATCATAAAGTTCCTTATAACCGCTTAAGTATCTTCTTTTATTAGGATCATATATCTGAGTAGCTATGTTTGATATTTTTGAAATATCAGGAGCTGTATCACCCTTCTTTTTACTTGAATAAGTAACATCAGATACAGTAGTTACTCCATCAACTACATTCTTTTCTTCAATCTTCATCTGTAACTCATTAGTTACTGGATCTATATATATAGCCTTTAGATTCTGAGCAGCACCTGTTGACTTATCAATTACTGGAACATCCATAGTAAATCCTGATCTTGAGGTTGTTTTACCAGTAGCTGGATCTATTGTAGATGTAGTATATCTTATATCTTGAGTTGTAGGAACAACTGGAGCTGGCTTTCCTCCTCCACTTCTATCTGGAGCCCATCCACGCCAAGTATTCTCTACTTGTTTTTGTTCGTATACTAATCTCTCTCTTAAATATCTCTTAGCTGTATCCTTAGCTATCTTATCTTGTTCTGGAGTTAACACTGGCTCTGGATTACCAGATGCGTTTAACTGAACATATATCTTTGAAGGATCTTTAGCAGCTTCTGCTTTATTTATTGTAGGAGTAAATCTCTTACCTTTAAGATCTCCATAATCAACGAGTACAGATAATGCCTTAAGTGGTTCACTAGTTATACCATTAGCTACATTATTCTCAAACTCATTGAATCCACTTCTAACGGTAGGATCATTAATGGTCCATATTCCACCAGCACCTACACTACCATACTTAGTAAAATCTTTGATCTTATCTGCCTGAGCATCAAGTTCAACATCTAATTTTACTTTAGGTACAAGTAGATTTCTTTCGTTATTTAACCAGTTAACCTCAACAAGATCATTAGGATCCTTGCCAGCAATAAATCCTCTACCCTTATTATCCATTATAATGCTCTTATCCTTTAGAGAAGCAGCTAGACCAAGTGTCTGAGCCATATAATCTGAAGCAGCTGATAAGTTACCAGCCTTGCTTTCTGCTATATATGTATCATACGCTGCCTTTGCATTCTTTCCTACAGCATCGATCTGGTTAAATGTATCCTTTGCGTTTTGATTGAATAAGTTAAAATCTTTCTGAGCTGCTTTTCCTTCACGAACCATCTTAGCGTAGTTACCTACAGCGTTCTTGTAGTTATATGCGGCATCTGTAAGTTTCTGATTGATAGCCTCGTCCTTACCAAGAGTAATCTTACTCATTGCTGTAAGAGTATCGTTGGTATCCTTCTCTAGTTTATCTCTATTTGCTTGTCTTGCAGCTTCAGAATCTATTAATGATTTCTGAACATCACCAATTACTGCGTTCCAATCGAACGTTGGTGTTGCTTTTACATCTGCTGGATTGACATATCCTCTGAATTCTGCCATATTATACTGGTTTGTTTAAAAACGATAATGAGTTCGTCCAACTTGGAATTAATGGTTGCGGTCCAAATGGAACTTGAGGTGCTGGTGCTGCTGGTGCAGTTTGTCCAAAACCAGTACTCATTGCTGGTGCATTTTGATTATAATAAGCAGCTGTTTGAGCCATTTGAGCTGGATTTTGAGGTGCAGCTTTATTTTCTCCAAATGATGGTATCATTCCAAGACCTTGATTTATAAGTCCAGCACCTGCTTTAGCAGCTCCAGAATATAATCCCATCTCAGCTTGTTTAGCCGCAGCTGCCGCATTTTGAGCTCCTGCTAATCTATCAGCCTCTAAGTTAGCTAAGTTTGAATTAACATTCATTCCAGACTGTGCCTGAGCTACACCAATTTTAAATAAGTCAGCTGCCGCTGCATCTCTTGTAGCTGCCTCACCTTCAATTCCAGCACCTACAATTTTACCAAGACCACCAGCTAAATTTCTAGAATCTCCTTCCTGTAAAGCTGAAACGGCTTGACCTACCTGAGAGGTAGTTTCTCTTGCTGCTCTATTATATTGTTCCATAGGCATCTGTAATGCTTGGAATAGGTCCTGACTTCTTAATTGTTCTTCTTTTCTAGCTGCTACTTGAGCTGCTTGTTCAGCTGCTCTTGATGCATCTTGTTGTTTACCTGCTTGGATTAAATCTGTTGCTAAGTTAACTGCTCCTAAGCCCATGGTTACCCATGGAGTTGCTGCTGATGCTGCTCCTGCTAAACCTCCTGGGGCTGTTGATCCAACTGTTCCTGCCGCTGTACCCATACTATATTTTTTTTATATATTCTACAATATTTTTAGAAGATGAACTATAATCTGCATCTTCGAATAACTTCTTTAAAACTGGATTAGAACTTACTGTCATAATAAGATCATATCCAATGCCTTTCATATAATGCTCTATATTATAAAGTAAAAATTTAAGAGCATCCTTTCTATATTTCTTTTCTGCCTCTTTATTCCCAGTTATAAAACCAATCCAACACCAAGAAGAATCGCTAACATAAACTGGAGCTGCATACAAATCAATTCCTTCTGCACTTACCACAAAAATCCTTTCTGGTAATGATGACTTCAATAATATAGGAAAATTCCATTTAGACCACCAGTTTACTAGTGTTTCATAATAATCATCCCTGTATTCTAATCTACACTTATGCATCATGCAAAGATAGTAAATTTACGGTAAACTTTTGAATGTACTACTTGCAACAGAAAATAACTCAACTCTGTCTGTATTCGGATTTTCTAATTCAAACTGCATATAGTATCCACGTACACCGTAAGATTCAGCAACTGAGTTTTGAAAATAAAATATAAAATCTGTTACTAGTGGCATACTACCTCCAGTTGTATTTATTGTTATTGTTGTATTTGTCTTTGCTGTAATCACACCTAATTTCTGAGGTACTCCAGCATTATTTTTATAAGCTTCAGCTCCAATACTTATAATACTTCCAAGATTAAAATTAAATGATACTATAACTGCTGTAGGAACAGTAGCATTAACTGCTATAGGTTTACCTATACCTTGTGTTGATCTTAGATTTAAATCCTTAGTATTAGCATTGCTTCTGATATATGCAAAAAAATCTCCCTCCTTAAATTCAAAGTATGAACGATCTATAGATCCAGTAGATAAATCTGTAAACATATCAACATCCCAAGAGTCATCACTATTTAATGTTATGGTATTGAAATTCTTTACAATATTAGTCTCAAAATTAAAAACAGCTGTTACTTTAGATGTATACTGAGTGTCATAGAAATTATTCCTAATAGGATTTGTATTATGACGATATAGGTTACCATTCTTAAATGTATAGAAATAAGAATTCATACCAATCATCATCTCTGGTATATAAGAAAAGAAAGATGTCCATCCCTGAACGTATTCGCTATATGATAATGTTTTTTCCATTTAACAAGGTCCGTATATATTTAATGTAATTTCTCCTCCACTCAATGTTACGCTATCAACTTCAGCACAGAAGTTTCTAGAGTCATATCCTCCTATTCCTCCTATTGTTCCAGATTGTTCAATACCTTCACAATCTAAATATGAATAATTTTGTGGAGATGAAGATGTTGTGCTAACCATATATTCACTACATGTACTAGGCGGCGGAGGAGTTGTGCAATTTATTACGTTTAATAAAAATCCATTAAACTGTTGTCTATAAATACCAGAGAAAGAATAAAATCCATCTGGTGCCTTTATAGTTAGGTTAGAATCTTCCCATGCAGCTGTTGCTGTTGAAAAGTTATCTGTATCTATATAAAATGTAGCCATATATTTATAAACAATAATTAATATCTAAAACAGTACCATCTGTATCTACCAAACACCATTTGGTCCAACTACCACTAGGATTTATAGGTTGAGAATACGCAATATATTCTTGAACAGGCCAAGTATAAGGAGTTGTTAACCCAGGATCAGTATATAAAATATCTCCAATTTGTAAATCAAAATTATTAGAGTATCTTGTAGTTGTTAAATATGTAGGTTCTCCAACTGTATATTTTGAACAAGTTTCATTAGAAGATTCACTTCCAAATAATATCATATTAAAAGCATAAGATGAAGCTTCGCAATCAGTACAAGCAACCTCATAACTTGTTTCATCATAACATAGTTCTATACCGTATGCCTTAGTATAATCCCATATCAAGTATAAATACTGTTTATCAAGTGGATTATTATAAACAAATGAAGTTGTATAAGAACCTGTTGATGGGTTTAATATAGGAGTAGCTGCAGTTGATGTAGTTAATAATGTATTAATATCTGCATCAGTATATAATGTATTTGAAACTAAATATCTAAATGAATTATCTTCAAAAACAAATGTATCTCCTGTTAGCTTGTTAGACTCAAATGTTATCGTACTTCCTATTGCTGGAAAAACACCTGATGAAGCCATACCACTATCTGCGTCAAATAATGATACTCCGTCAGACTCTAATAGAACATAATCAGTATTATATGCGCTATTAAATGTTCCTAAACTCCATCTATAACTATTATGTATGGTTTCATCTACAGATGTTGGAGAGTTAGTAACCACTCTAATTACTGTAATTTCTTGAGATATAGGACAATTAGGAGTTAATACATAAGAACATTCTTCCTCTGACTCTATAATAACTCTAACTGTAGTTGGGAGTATGGTATCCTTTGTGAAAGAAACAGTTCCTGTGCCATCTATTAATTCATTTATAACGTATACAGAATCGTATATAACACTTATGTTTGCAGCTCCTAAAGAAAAATTATAATCAAATACTACGTCTCCAACAATATTTCCTAACTCTAATGTAAACTCATATGTTCCAATGAATAATTGTTGAGATATAGTAACACCACAAGAATAAATATCAATTTCATAAGGAAGTTTCTCATCATTAATAGATAAAACATACTCATTCATATAAGGATCAAATCCTCCTATTTTTTGAGTTCCTAATGAATTTTTAAACTCATCTCTAAACCAGTTCTTTAATCCAAGATTAGATACTACATCTAATTGATCTGATTGTGCTGATCCTCCTTTTAGATTTAATACAGCAGTACGCTTAACATCGGTAAAGAAAACCTCTCCACCTCTAACTGCAAAGCTCTCTGGATTATTACTAATACCATAGTCTTCAATTCTAGCTATCTGAGTACCAAGTACTTCTGGTATAGATGTAAGAGCACCACCAGCAGCAGCATCAGATAGTAAGTTCTTACCAGCTAATACATATGATATCTTATCCTCCTGAAGAGTTAAAATATCTGTCTTTCTTGCATATAATTTATTAATAGGACCAAATGATTTTTCACAATCCTTCCAGTTAGAAAGAGCGAGGTTAAATTCATTTAGTTTATTTATATTTGTTTCTGCATTATAAACTCCACTATATGTAAGTCCTGCGTATCTATTAGCTTCTTTGAAGTCTTCCTGAGATACAGCTGTAACTCTACTTCCAAGATAGAAAGGAGCTCCAATAATAGAGTCATTTATCTTATAACTCTCAACTCCATTACCAAACGTGTAGCAGTTAAAGAAGTTTAATGTAACTATAGCAGGCAAACTAGATGTCTGTGATTGATCACCATCTAAATTACCACTCATGTGAAGTCTATTTACTATAGGGAAACTATCACTTCCTTCATAGAATATCTCTCCATCAGAATCTTCTGCTTCAGTTTCAAATACCATTAGTGAAGTAGCTCTTTGAACCACTATCTGTATATTTGTTCTTGAGTATGTTGGATTTATAAGAGCATTACAAGAAGGTGTTCCTGTAGTAACTACTAACCATAACTGACCACTAACCGCATCTAACTGAAACTGATACTGATTAACATTTTGAACAAACGGTAGGTGACATGTATAACCAGAAAACGGGCTACTACCACAGTTAACAAAATCCTCTAATGTATGTGTCTGATCATTATTATTAGGAGTTTCTCCTCCATAATAAGATCCACTACCAAAGTCTATATTATCTCCCTCTACAAAATTATATAGGTTTCCATAGTCCTGAGAAGCTATAAATGTTTTAGCAAACGTATACTCGCTAGATCCACAAGATCCAGCATCTATACCAGATCCTCTCTTTAATACAATATTAAATGTAATAGAACTTCCAGCTGGAATATCATATGGAATATATGGTGTTGTTGTAGGAGTAATAATAGCACTAACATAGTCTGGATTATCTATATAACATGGATATAGTGTAGTTAAACCAGTCTCTAAACCACCATAATCTATAAAAGAGTTTGGTTTATACTGAGCTGAAAAATTAGCTGCCTTTAAAGCCATATACATACCAGCTGGTTCAGATAATGTACCTCCTGATTCATTTGTGTTACCAGTAATAAAGTCAATAGGTTGAGCAGCTAGTTCTAAAACCTTTGTTTTAACAAGTGTATCTAACGCACCATTAGAATCTCTCTTAACTATAAGAGTTGAGTTCTCTTGAACCTTACTTCTATTGTCTCCCTCTAATTTAAACCATGTTAACCCAGTATCGGCAATATAAAACTGATTAGAATAAACAATCTGATAATTTGCTTTAGATGGTTTTACAACAAACTTATATCTTGTAGCCCAACTTGGAGCTTCATTATTAACTGTAGCGACTATATAGTTCTTAGTAGTTGATGCAGATGCTGGTATAAATACTGTATTCATAGTATTAACTAGAGCAGTAGAACTCCTTAAGTTGTCATCCATATAAACAATAGCAACCTCATAACCTCTGTTACTATGTAAACTCTGTCTAGCGCCTATCTTATAGAATGTAGAACTAAATATTGAATTACTAAAGTACTCATAAGCATATAAATAGGTTCCAGGATTAGATGGATCTTCATTTTTAATCTTAATAGCTGGAACTTGAATTTGAAGTATATTACTTCCAATAGTAGCTGTTATCTTAAAACCTTGATTTACTGCTGTTATACCACTATCAACATCTTGCCAAGGAGTAGTAAATGGTGGATATATACCCTTTGCTACCATAGAACAATTAAATAGATCTGTTAAAGATGTTCCAGAACTACACGAGGCATAAGACTGATGATTAGATATTGAATTTACAAACTCATCACTAGTGGCTAAATCATAAACACTTGAATAATCTCTTCTTAATGTAAATACATAGTCTTGAGTAAACTCATTTAATGGTGCTGGAGGTGTGTTATATAAAGGATATCCAGAAAATGAATCATGAACTAAACTAAAAGACATTGTAAATGCAGATCCTTCAGATAAATCAATACCTGTTAAATCTAAATCTATAGTAGAATTATTTGTAGTTATTGTATTACTTGGATCTATAGTATAATTAACACCATCTACTAGTTCATATGGTACTAGTGTAAAATTTATTTCTTCATTTACTACATCTAAAGAGTAGTCTAATGTTGTGTCAATATCGTATCCATCAATATAGTTACCATATATTAATCTGTTACCCATAACTGTCTGTGACTTAGCAGTTCTAGGTACATTATCATATAGTCTTAGTAATTCGCTCTCTGTAAGTACAGTGTATATCTTTCTATTGTCAAATAAGACACTTTGAATAGTATTATCAGACCATCCCTGTTCTGCCTTGTCATACTTCTCAATTACATTTACAATATTTGAATCCGATAGTTTAAAGCATAAATCAAGACCAATAACATTATAATCTCCAACATTAAAGGATACGTTTGCAGAGTTAAATATATTCTGCATTGCCTTATTTGTATATGTAGAAAAGTCTAATTCAAAAGGACCAGGCTCAAATGCTACTGTAGTAAACTGAGATAATGCACTATACTCATTATCCTTGTATTTATATCTATACGCAAAAGAAATAAATCTTTCTGTCATATAGTTCTCATCTCCAGGCTGTTCTAACAATATAACTGTTGGAGATTCAATTGGAGGAGCTACAATAACCGATATGTCTTCCTCTACTATAGCGTCAACACCAAGAACTGGATTAGGATAGTTTCTGTTTATATTTATCTTTCTTGGAGGATTTAAATTATCAGTCCAAAATAATAAATCATCAATCTTATTTATACCATTTATAAGGTATTTTAAATCAAAATTAAGAACAGTTGTAGATATAACATGATACTTTACAATTAAACTATTTGTATTGTAAGATAGTATCATATCAACATTACCTGGATCACATATAAACCAGTATATAGTTTCATTTGTACCATCCTCAAAAACACCTATACATCTAGCATCTTTACCTAGTGTATTTGGACCATATCGTATATCTGTAAGTTTTGTATTACCCTTTGTATTCTCAACAGCTCCAACGCTATTAGATTCTGAAGATCCAATTCTAATATTTAACGCATCGATATATTGACCAGCAGGAACTAACCTCTCGTCAAAATCTTTGTTCATTTTACCAGCTACAAAGTTTATTTCTGCCATACTATTTTATCCACTTATCTTTGCCTCTCAGATTCATTAATAATCTTCCTGGATGCATATTACTCAATCTTATCTTTGCGTTTCTTAAAAGGGCTGTTTTGTCCTTCTTAGCTCGTTGTACGATGTACTCCTGTACACCATGCTTATTGTTTAATATTGCATACTTGATATATGAATACATGAACTCCTCTGCAAGTTTATTTACATTAACTTCAGAATCGTCTCCACCTTCCATTCCATCAGAAATATATTCTAATATACATAGTTGGCCAGCCATTCCAGAACTAAAGTTAATAACTCCAGATTGTTTATCTATTCTGTATGTAGGGTTTGAGTTTGCTGTTTCAGTATTTAATCCAAATCTAGCTCCAACATTATAATCAAAGTACCATCTATCGTCTACATAATATCCCTGTCTTCCATAGAACTTACCTTCTCCAAGATATATTGTCTTTATATTATTATTTATTCTATCGTAATCTAATATAGAGGTTCCCTCTAATACATTACCATCCTCATCAAATAAGACGCGACAGTTATTATCCTGTAAATAACTATTACTATAGTTTGCTTGTATGTTTTCAGAAAGCGGTCTAAGTACACCGTCCTTATATAGTGAAATCCTAACATAATTAACATAATTATTAGGAAGAACAAACTTTAAATCATCACATATGCTTATCTCAAGAATTTTTATTTCTTTTAAAGCGTCATAATTTATTTCTTGAATTCCTCTCTTGGCATGAAATAAAACATTATATTTAGTAACGTTATTAATTATTTTATCATTACCAACATACATTAACATGAAATTGTTAACTATATCTGATAAAGATATATACTGGTATGATCCCCAATTTTCATTTTCAGGTAAATTACCTGCGTTCTCATAGTACTGATAACCGTTTAAATATGCCATATTATCCTTCTATTTGTTTATTAGCAGTTTCTTCAGCTGTTCCAAAGTTATATAACTCAACCTCTCTAATAGACATACCTGCATACTGTAGTATCTTAGCTACTAGCAATGGCTCATCTGATTCTGGTAACTCAAAGTCTTGATAATCTAAAGCTGATTGATCAAATAAAGGAGAACCACCAACAATTGCAGTATAGGTCCACTTAGGATCCTTAGGCAGTCTTATGTACTGAGAGTCAATGTTAGATGTTATTGTATTTGGATATACACGTATAAAATTAGCCTCCATAGAATATACTGGAAACATCATAGATGGAGCGGTAAGATTTGAAGCTAATAGATTTATTAATTTATCTTGACTAACTCTATCTACCTCCTTTGTATTATTGTATATAATGTTATTTATATAGTAATAATCTGAAGGAAGAGTAAATGTAGTGTTTGGAATAGAATAAGCTAGATTAACTGTTGAAGAAAAACTATCTATAACAATCTCTATATTTCTAACCACATCAGAATATCCGCTTCCAGATAATCTTGCATTCTGTTTTACTATCCAATTATTATACTGATAGAAGTAATTTTCAAATATATCTAACTGTGCCTGTTTAGCATATAAGTTAAAATCATCAGGCGTAATGTACCCAAAGTTATTCTTATTAGCTACTGATAACACAGTGTTTCTAACCGAATTTATCATGCTTAAACTTTTTACAAAGATACTAAAAAAAAACACCCTATTTTTTAGGGTGCTTCTTGGTTTATTTTACGTGATTCTCTAGTAATCGTAAGACTTCAATTCCTTCGTCTGACTGAAGATAAGAAGCTAGTATGTAAATTGGTTCCTCTCCAAAAGGAACTGTAAGTAATTTCTTTTTATTAGAAGGTAAGTTAAAATAAATATCCTTATCCTTATTCTTTAATCTCAATAAATCATATTCAAAGAACTTTGCACAAGTATTTTGAAGTTGAAGCATTGGATCGTTTAACATCTCTAAGAACTGAATAGGATTGTTTCTTGAATAAACAAAAACATCACGCTTTAATTCAGCACTAGACATCTTCTCTACTTTAGCTCCAAGTAATACACGAGCAATAGCCTCAAGCATCTCAAGACTTAAGTCTCTTGCAGCAATCTGAGCATCTAACTCATATGAAAATCTATCGATTTCAGTTGAAGCATCCTTCTCTGTATTAACCTCTTCAAATACTGTTCCATATCCTGGATGTATAGATAAGAAGTGTTGTAATACTGGATTTGTCTTAGGAACACTTAGTGCACCATCAACAAAAATAATAGGTTCTAGGATTGCATTTCCATCCTGTTCATCCTCAAAAGGGCTTCTTTGGTTTTTAGCATATCTTAATGCTCTTTGAGAATTACCGTCAAAATGTAGTAATGTTGATCTGTGGGTATTTCTTGATGCCAACATATATGTAAGTGGCGTGTGTTTTTTCTTTAGGATATATACTTTATCCGTCAAGGTTGCTTGATTTTTCATTTGATAAGATTTAATTTATTTAAAAAAAATAACAGGGGATGTTACTCCCCTGTTAGGTATTATTGATTATGCTTCGAAAATGAAGAAGTTATTTGCACCTAAAGTACATAAAGCTCTTTCAGATAAGAAGTGAACTTCCATAGCATCTAAGCTAGAAGTAGAAGCTCCACCAGCAGAACCAGTGATCCAAGTTTTGTAACGTCTGTCTTCAGTTTCAGAAGCTCTGTAACGTACGTGTAAGAATGGACGTTTAGCGTTTTTACCAAGAACTTGGTCATAAACTGTAGTAGATCCAGCTGGAACTAATACTCCATTAACAGCTCCACCTTTGATACCACCTCTTAATGTAGCATCGTTTAAGTATTTCCAGTCAGTTTTATAGAAATCATAACCTCTACGGAAACCTGTGAAACCTAAGTTTAATGACATATCTCTATCGTTGTCAAACAAACCGTAAGATACTCCACCTGCAGCATTAGAAGATTGAGCTCCTAACATATCGTCAACATCAAAAGAGAATTGACGGTTTAAGAACAATACATTCTCTTCAATAGCTCCTTGTTTGTCAAGTCTTTGGATGATAGCATCAAA